GCCCCGGCTCGCCGTATCAGAACGTCGACGCGCTGCCGCTCGTCGGCGCGACGTTGACGTTGTTCCCCGGCACCGCAACGCCCAACGGCAAGAGCGGCGTGCAAAATCTGTTTCTGGGGAAAGACGCTTTCGCGCTCGTGGGCGTGAAGCTCAAGGTGCCGCCGTCCGGCGGCGACATCAAGACCGCGCAGCGCCGCGACCCGACGACGGGCCTCGCCGTCGTCTACACGCAGCAATTCACCAACGACGAGATGAAGTACCGATGCCGGTTTGATTGTCCCTTCGGCATGGGTGAACTGTGGAACGCGGTCGCCGCGGTGCGACTGCTCGGAGCCTGAACCATGCCTATTCCGTCCTTCAGCCCGAGCGCGAACTATCCGCGCACCTCGACGCTCAACTATCCGACCGTCACGCCGACGCCCGAGGCCAACGCCGGCAACGCGACCTACACCGTCGCCGAAATCCTGAGCGGCTTGCTCAACCGCGACGCGCTGAGCGCGGCGAAAGCCGACGTGCTGCCGACGGCCGCGCAGATCATCGCCGGGATCAACGGCTGCCAGATCGGTACGTCGTTCCGGACGATTCTCCGGAACACCAGCGCGGCGGCCGGCTCGATCACGTTGACCACCAACACCGGCCTGACCCTCATCGGGACGATGGTTGTCCCGTTCCAGTCGTTCCAAGAGCTGTTGTTTGTGGCGACGAACGTGCTCCCCGGCCAGGAGGCCGTCTCCGTCTATAGCCTGGCGCGCGGCGCCGTCTAGCGCGACGTTTACACACGCGGCGGCGGGGCGCCTCGAGGCGCCGCGCCGTCGCCGTTTCACGGACAAGGATCGCCCCCATGACGGCAGCAGAACGCAGCGACGCGCGCCCCGACGGCCGCACCGCGCCGGACACCTCGACGCCGCGGCTCGTGTATCGCGGCAAGCAGGACATCCTCGGCCTCGGCACGCACACCGACCCCGACACCGGCGAGCTCATCGGCGAAAACAAGGCGGTGTACACGCAGGAGGAACTCGAGGCCGCGGCGGCCGACGGCTGGCGCCTGACCGCGGAAGATCCCGACGCGGCCGAGCCCGTCGACGAGGTGAACCCGCTCCGCGGGCGCCCCGACAGCACACCGGGCCACCCGCACCCCGATCACGATCTCCCCGGCCGGCCCGCCCGGCCCACGCCGAAAGCCAAGCGGTAAGGCGGCGCGGCCATGCCGACGCCCGTCGCGACCATCATCGGGACCGCGCTCGCCGGGCATAACGTCTACCTGCCGGGCGAGCCGGTGCCGCCGGCCGCGGCGGAAACGTGCCGCGTGCTGCTCAATCAGATCATCGACGCCTGGAATGCCGACGCCGGCGCGAGTGTCGCCGAGGTGTTTACGCCGTTCGTCACCACGCCCGGCCTGCAGCCGCACACGATCGGCCCGTCCGGCGTCTGGATGCTCCCCGTCCGGCCCGTCGCGATCGACGGCGCCGCGCTCGCGCTCGGCAGCAGCTGGACGCCGATCACCGTGCACACCGATCCCGATTGGTGGAACGGGCGATCGCCGATCAACGGCGGGCCGATCAGTGATTGCTACTACTCGGCCGATCTCCCCAACGGCACTCTCTACTTTGACGGGATCCCGCTGAGCGCGACCGCGATCCGCGTGATGACGCGGACGGTGCTCGGCCCGGTGCTCCTGACGCAAACGATCGCGCTCGCGCCCGGCGGCGAGCTCGCGCTCACCTTGACGTTGCAGGAAGCGATCGCGGAACCGTTCCACGCGACGATCACGCCGAGCCTCGAGCGCCGCGCCGGCCAGGCGCGCGGGAAGTACTTCAAGAACAATTTGCGGATCCCGACGCTGACCGCCGTCGGCCAGGGCGCGCCCGGCTTGCGCGGCTGGCGGTGGGACTACCGCACCGGGACGATCCGCTAATGGCGACCAATCTCCTCGCGCCGATCGGCCGCCAGCGCGCCGTGACCGACCTGGGCGTCGTCGCGCCGGGCGCGCTCCTGTATACCCTGGTGAGCGGATCCCCCGCGACGCCGCAGACGACGACCAGCGACGCCGCCGGCACCATCCTGAACGCCAACCCGATCGTCGCGTCGGCGGGCGGCTTGTTCGGGCCGATCTATGTCACGCCCAATCTCCCGTACCACTTCCGCCTGACCGACGCGGCCGGGTTCCTGATCTGGGATCAGGATCCGGTGACGGTGAACGACGGCGCGTCTAACCCCGGTGATGCGTTCATCGCCGGCAATCTGACGGTGGGCGGGGCGCTGACCGTGACGGGCTTCGGCCCCCATATCATTTCGGGGAACGCGCCCGGCTTTCTCAGCATGCAGGTCCGCAATACCTACCCGACCGGCGGATCGCAATTTGTCCTGGGGAATGACCTCAACTTTGCGCGGACGATCGTCCAGAGCCAGGGCAGCGGCTTTGCGTCTAACGGCGCGCTCATCGCCGACGGATCGCTGCTGGCGGCGAGTGGGAATGGCGGACTCTCGGTGCAGGCGGCCGGGGCCGGCGCGGGCGCCGCGATCCGCTTCTATACGGCCGGGAATACGCAGCGCCTGACGATCCTCTCGACGGGCGAAGTGCTGATCGCCGCCGCCGCCAACGTCGGGCCGGGGACGCTCTGCGTCCAGGCTGATACCCCGCATCTCGGCCTCACCGTGAGCGACCAATCGGCCGCGCAAAATCAGACCTTGGTCGGATGTTTTAATAGCGCGGGCACGTTCTCGGGCGGGATTCAACATAGCGGACCGACGAGCGTGGTCTACACCACGAGCTCGGACGCGCGGCTCAAAACCGACGACGGGCGCGCGTCGGATCTGGCGGCGCTGCGCGCCGTGGTCGTCCACGACTTCACCTGGAAAGCCGACGGCGTGCGCGACCGCGGGATCTTCGCGCAGGAGGCGGCCGCGCTCTATCCGCGCGCCGTCACCGTGGGCACCGACGAGACGACCGCCGCCGGATCGCTCGCGCGGCCGTGGCAGACCGATTACTCGAAATTTGTCGCCGACCTGATCGTCGGCTGGCAACAGCACGACGCCGAGCTCGCCGACCTGCGCGCCCGCCTCGCGCCTCAGGGGGCCGCGTGACTTACTCGCGCCCGCGCCACGGACGCGCCGGGACGACGAGATCGAGCACGAGTAACAGGACCACAAGGGCCACGAGGAGCGCGCCGCCGCCCACGAGCACCCATCCGAGGAGATGCACGATCCGCATCGACCAGGAGTGTAGCAGCCTGATCCGCCCGCTCGAGGCCGCCCGGCGCGCCGCGCTCGCGCCGCCGCCCGGATCCGCCACATGACGCCCGCCGGCGCGCTCGAGTCCGTGGCGGATCTCCGCGCCTGGCTCGAGGCGCGCGTCCGCGTGCTCCAGGGCGAACAGCAACAGCACGCCGCCCACGCGAACGCCGCCGCCGGCGCGCTCGAGCTCTGTCAGCAGTTGTTACAGGCGATCCCCGCCGCCCCCCTCGCGGCGCCGCGCGAAGGCGCGCCCTAGATGGCCTTGTTTACCGGCTTCTGCGGCGGCAGTAACGCGGAACGATCGTCCCTGATCGACGCCGAGATCACGGTCAATCTGTATCCGACGACGGTGGAAACCGCCGGCGCCGCGAAAGCCGCGTACCTCGTCGGGACGCCGGGCTTGCGGCCGCTCGTCACCGGCCCGACGGCGGGGCCGTGTCGCGGGATCTTCTACCAGGACGGCCGCGGCTGGACCGTGCTCGGGGATCAGGTGTGTGCGCTCGTGTTCGACGCCGCGAGCGGTGATGTCGTGGGCGTGACGGCGATCGGCCAACTGCCCAACGACGGCCGCCCGGTGAGCTTCGCCAGCAACGGCGACGGCGGCAACCAGCTGATCCTGTGTGGCGGCGGGCTGCTGAAACTGATCAACCTGGCGACGGGCGTCCTGAGCGCCGCGATCCCGCTCCCGCTCGCCGGCGTGCCGCGGTTCGTCGGGTTCATGGACGGGTATTTTGTCTGTCACGAAGAAGGATCGATCCGCTTCTGGTTCTCCGGGATCGAGAACGGCCTGAGTTGGGACGCGCTCGACTTCGTGAGCCGCTCGACCGCCAGCGATGGGATCGTCGCGCTGGCCACCGCCAATAGTCGCGTCTGGATCTTCGGCTCCGAAACGAGCGAAGCGTACGAAGATGTCGGCGACGCGGATAACCCGTTTCAGCCGATCAAGGGCTCGCTCTTTCAGATCGGGATCGCGGCGCCCTATTCGCTGAGTCTCGGCCTCGCGACGATGCGGTGGCTCGGGCGCAGCAATACGAGCGGCCTGGCGGTCTATCGGCTCGACGGCTACACCGGGACGCGCATCTCGACGCACGCGATCGAAACCGCGATCGCCGGCGCGCGCACCGTCGCCGACGCTGAAGGGTTCACCTACAGTCAACAGGGGCACCTCTTTTATGTCCTGACCCTGCCGTCACTCGGCTCCGACGGCGATACGATCGTGCTCGACGAGCTCGAGCGCCAATGGCATCACCGGCGGACGTGGAACACGCACCTCGCGAAAGAGCAAGTGTGGCGCGTCCGCGGACACGCCTTTACCGGCCGGTGGCATGTCGTCGGCGACCGCTCGAGTGCCGCCCTGTGGGCTCTCGATCTCGATCGCTTCGATGACGGCGGCTTTGTCTTGCGCGCCCGCCGGCGCGCGCCCTACCTCGGCGCGGAGAACACGATCGCGTCGATCGACGCCTTCGAGCTCGGCGTCGAGCCCGGCGTCGGCCTGACCAGCGGCCAGGGCGCCGCCCCGCAGATCGAGCTCTTCGTCAGTCGCGACGGCGCGAAAACATGGCAGAGTGCCGGCTTGGCGCCGCTCGGCGCGATGGGCCACTACGGCGACCGGACCCGCTGGACGCAACTCGGGCAGGCGCGGATCGATCGGCTCGTCTTTGAAGTGGTGATCACGGATCCGGTCAAGCGCATCCTCGGGCCCGGCGCCTGGGTGCAGGCGACCCCGGGACGGACGGTCTAGCGATGGCGATCGGGGATGTCCCGCTCACGCCGATTATCGACACCGTGACCGGCAGCGTCACGGAGATCGGGCGGATTTTTCTGCGGACGCTGGCGGCCGCGGTCAACGGCCTGGCGCCGATCGACGCGGCCTATTGGACGAGTCGCGCCGCCGGCGTGCTGAGCGCCGAGGTGAATCTCGGCGCGCTCGCGTCCGGCTATCTCAAGATCGCGACGGCCGTCGGGATCGCGACACCGACGACCGTCGCCAGTATCCCGCAAGCGGACATCACCGGCCTGACCGGGGCGCTCGCCGGGAAGGCGTCCCTCCCGATCAATCTCGCGACCGATGTGGTCGGCACGCTGCCCGCCGCGCAGGAGCCCGCGCATACCGGGGATGTCACCAACGCGGCCGGCTCGCTCGCGCTCGCCATCGGCGCCGGCAAAGTGACCAACCCGATGCTCGCCGGGGCGATTCCCGCCAGTAAACTCGTCGGGTCCGATCTCGTGCTGGCCGAGAGCCAGGTGACGAACCTCGTGGCGGACCTGGCCGCGAAGGCGCCGCTCGCCTCGCCGGCGCTCACCGGCACGCCGACCGCGCCGACCGCGACCGCCGGCACGAATACGACGCAGCTGGCGACGACCGCCTTCGTCCAAGCGGCGAGCGGCACCGGCACCGCGAAACTAGCCGGCGGCAACGCCTTTACCGGCGAGCAACTCATGACCGCCGCGGCCAACGTCGGGCCGGGCAATCTCTGTGTGCAAGGCGACGACACGCACATCTGTATCACCGCCGTCGATCGGACGGCCGCGCAGAACCAGCATCTGTACGCCTGTTTCAACAACACCAACGCCTACATTGGCGGGATCCAGCATAGCGGCGCCGGCGTCGCCTACAACGCGACCTCCGACGCGCGGTTGAAAGACGACGCCGGCCGCGCGACCGATGTCCGCGCGCTCCGCGCGCTCGTGGTGCATGACTTCGCGTGGAAAGCCGACGGGCGCCCCGATCGCGGCGTGTTCGCCCAGGAAGCGCACGCCGTCTTCCCGCGCGCCGTCACCGCGGGCACCGACGCGCGCACGGAGACGGGCCAGCTCGCGCGGCCCTGGATGACCGATTACTCGAAATTCGTCGCCGACCTGATCGTCGGCTGGCAACAGCACGACGCCGAGATCGCGGACTTGCGCGCCGCGCTCGCCGCGCTGAAAGGATCGCGCTAATGGCGACGACGCCCAACCTCGGCTACGGCCAGCAGAGCGAGCAGACCATTGACACGGTGAACCAGTGGATGCGCGCGAGCGACTGGTACAACACGTTGATCCACTCGTTCGGCCAAGACCCGCGCAACGTCCATCTGAACGACCAACAGAAACAACAGGTCATGCGCGCGGCCCAGGCGCAGGGCGTGGTCGTCGACGAGGGCAACATGGAGATCGACCCGTCGGGCAACTTCAACCCGATCGGGCACAAGCTCCGGAACACGTTGATCGTCGCCGGCCTGGCGGCGGCCACGATCGCGACGATGGGCGCGGCGGGCGTGTTCTCCGGGGCGGCGGGCGGCGGCGCCGCCGGCTCGAGCGCGGCGGGCGGTGTGCTCGAGGGCACCGCGGCCGGCGCGGGCGGCTCGACGGCCATCGCCGCCGGCATCCCGGCCGGCGTCGGCGCGGTCGAAGGCGGCGCCTATGGGCTCGGCGATGCGGCGCTCGCGTCGATGGGCGGCGCGGCCGGAACGGGCGTCGGCACCGGGGCCGCCGTGGCCGGCGGTGGGGCGGGCGCCTGGGATGCGGCCGGCAATTTCATCGGCAATAGTACCTACGACATTCCGGCCGACGTGGCCGCGGCCGGCGGCAGCCGGTCGTACATGGATCTCCTCAAGTACGGGCTCCCCGTCGGCGGCGGCATCGCCGGCGCGCTGATTCAAGCCAACGCCAGCGGCAACGCCTCGGCCGCGCAGCAGAAGTACCTCGAGGACGCGCTGGCCTACGAGAAGGAAAACGATCTCTATAACCGCGGCGTCGCCGCGGATACGCTCGCGTATAACCGCGCCGCCAGCGAAGCCAAAATCGCGCTCGAGGCGGGCCGGTATGCCGACTACAGCGGGCGGATCACGCCGTTTGTGCAGAACGCCACCAGCAGCAACGATCGCATGAGCGCGCTGCTCGGCCTGCCGGCGCGCAGCGGCGCCACGAGCGGCGGCGCCAGCGGCGGCGGCGGGTCGTCCTACAGCAGCTACGGCACCCAGACGCCGCAAGGCGTGGCCGTCTCGCCCGAGCTGACGCAGCGCGTGATCGACAACTACAAGGCGCTCGGCCTGACGCCGACCGGCGCCGGCAGCGGGCCGACCGATACGGCCTACTTCGCCGAGAAGTACGCGCAGACCGGCGGCAGCAACCCCGGCAACGATGCGTATTGGTTTGGCCCCGGCGGGCGCATCGCGAAAGAGGCGACGCAGGCCGGGCTCAAATTCGGCGCGCCGACCACGACGACGCCGCCGGCCGCGACATCCCCGACACCGTCGCAGACAGGACCGACACCGGGCCCGCTCCCGATCCAGCCCAAGAGCCCGGCGCCGGCAAGCAGTCTCGTGACGGTGCGCTGGCCCGACGGCAGCACGTTGAGCGTCACGCCGGATCAGGTGGATCAGTACCGCCGCGGCGGCGCGACGGTCGTAGGAGCGTAGATCATGGCCGCATGGACCCAAGCCGAGCTCGCCGAGTCGCAGAACGCGGCGAATCAGTACTACACGTCCCACCAAGCCCCGCAAGGCTGGACGCCGGACGACGTGAACCAGCAGTACCTCTATTGGCGCCAGCAGGGCTACAGCCACGCCGACAGCCTGGCGCACATGAACGCGCTCGGCTGGACGGCGAACCCGACGCCGGCCGCCGCCGGCCCCTCGAACGACCAGATGGCCGGGTTTTATCAGGACAACCTCGGCCGCCCCGGCACGCCCGAGGAGTATGCGAAATGGATCAGCGACTACGGCGGCGACGCGAACCGGATCCGCCAGGGCATCTACGACTCGGCGGAAGCGGCGGCGTACCGCGCCAAACAGACCGGCGGCGGGACGACGGGCGGCGGCAGCACCGGCGGCGGCGGCGGCGCGGCGCCCGCCGGGCCCGC